TGCTCCATCTGTTGTTGAGCTTGCTGTAGTTGAGACTCCATCGCGTAATACTGCTTCAAGTCCTCTGCTAACTGATGTTTATCTTTGATCGAACTGTAGCGTAGTAACACCTCCATCGGAATCGGACGAGATGTTTGACCTTGTATCTGCATAAGTTGAGCGAACTGCTCTTCACGCTCGTTAAGACCTCTTGGAGCGTCCTCAATAATAACATCAACGTCATCGTTGGTCATATCGTTAAGTTTAGCTAGAGTACCATCATCAAGTAAATTAACTTGGTTCAACGGCATAAACGCATACTTACCATCAGGTTGAGTAATACGAACGATGCGCTCTTCACCATAGAACTCTGGAACAAGCTTCATAGTAATCTCAGCCAGGTCAAATCTAGCGATACGCAACTTGTTAAGTACAGGAACGATTGAGTTCTGTGCTTGAGCGATAGACAGGTTAGCCTTCTTAGCTGACTCATACTGAGACGCTTGCCCTACGAACGATGGGTTAAGACCAGCTGAATACAGAATGTTGTCTTTAGCGATCTGCATCATCTGAATGTGAGTGCTTGCTAACGCTGTATTGTCAATAATCTGAACTTTACCGTTAGTTAGTGCGCCATCGTTTAACTTAGTGATGCCATCAGGTTTAGCTAATGTTTTCTTTGCATCGTTCCAGTCAACAAACGCGTCCTCTTCTGCCATAACCTGTTTAGCGTTAAGGTAGTGAAGTGCTTTAGAATGACGTTTATTAACCTCATCTTGAGCTGACACCATCTGCTTAACAAGGCCGTATGGTCTGTTATCAAGGTCTCTTGAAACAGTGTACTGAACAAATGGGAAGCGGTTCATCTTATACGGTGCTTTCTGCTCGTATAAAATCTGACCTTTCACCCAGATAACAGTGTTGACGTTACCGTCCTCATCTCTGTACCAAGTGCTAATTAGTCTAGGGCGTGTTTTGTCGCCACCTGCGTACCAAATCTCATCATCTGAGCTTGACTCAAAACTGATTACGCCTGATGCTGATGTTTCTACGTTACCAAGTTCTGCTTTAAACTTAGGAAACTGGGCTTTAACCATATTCTCATCTGTATATACAGCGTAGTGAACGTATCGTGCGTCTCCAAGGTCATCTCGTTTAGAGTAACCATCTGAGAACATATCTCGATAGTCAATAAACGAGTGCATTAGGTCAATGTCATCTGAAGAGGTGTCTGCATAAGCGTACATCCAACCTCTACCAGTAACAAACGCATCCTTAATCATGCGATCAAGCTCATCATCTGTTTTAGAGTTGTATGTAATATAGTTATATAGTTGTGTTTTGGCTTGAGCTAACTTCTCATCGTCAAGTGTGCGACCTGCCATTGTAACTTTAGGTCGGTTTTGACGCTCTGAACCGATCACAGAGTCAATCGAAGGTTTAATATGATTATAAGTAGTTACTGCTTGACCTCTATCTTGCAACTGCTCAATCTCTTCTGATGTCCAGTGCCTGCCGTGGTAGTAGTCGTACCAAGTTTTAGCGTCATCTCGCCATTCATCATCCCAACTAACTGAATCAGCGAACCAACTTGTGACCTGCTCTAAAAGTTTATCGCCTGTTAACTTACTTACTTTGATGTCTTCCATATTTAACCTTAAATAATTTTCCAACTAGCTTTAGAGTGCTTATTAAAAGCGTTTTCATAAAAATCACGCGTTCTTCCTGAGACTTTTGCTACTTCCCTAGGGTATTTTACCCTATTTAGGAAAAAACTTAGACTATCACTCCTATCGTCATGGGATGTCCTACCAAACAGCAACAACTCCCTCTCTAACTCAACTTGCTCTTTATCACTTTTGTTATGAAACACCCTACCTGACTCATAAAGTGGTTGTAGTTGCTCAATTCTAGCCTCTTTTGTACCTGCGTGGGATGAAATCTCTTCAAATGGAAACTTAATGGCCTCCCTCTTCATATCTTCACGAATCTCAAGGTACATCGCTCTTTGTGCTGCTATCGTCTCCATCCAAACTTTACGCGGGCTATACTTCTTTACCAGATTATACAACAATCTTCGGTTGTTTGATGGTGTATCTCTGTTTGCAATAACTTTAAGCACGTACCAGTCCTCGTTTGAGCTGGTTGCCAACACGACCAGAGCGGTTCTATCCGCCCTTTGCCGCTTGCCTACACGGTTGGGTAACGCTGGGTCATAAGCGATGTAGACGTGCATCTGCTTCAAGTCAAGTTTACCAGCATCAAAATACTGAAAGTTCTCTTGTTTGAAGGTAGCCTCATCATCTGCAACCATCGGGTTGTTATGATACTCAGCGTAGAACGTACTCATCTTGCCCAACTGATTAGCGATGCGCTTCTCGCGCTCGTACTCAGCTTTAGGCAGTAACATCGGAGCGACCATCTCATCGTCATCGTCTATCGCCTCCCATTTGGCTGATGCGAACTCATCGTTTATTAACATCTGATGCAAAACAGCCATGTCCTTGATTATCGTACCAACGTAACAGATGTCGTACAGACCTCTCTTATTAACCGCCTTGAACACATCGGTTAAGATGAAGTTAAGTACACTGTTCTCACCCGCCGTCTCGTTGGTCTCAATATCGTCCAGGATGATGCAGTCAGGTCGAGTGTCTTTATGGATCAGACCACGAAGCGACTGCCCTGCACCTTTAGCGACTACTCGTATGCCACTCTTAGTAACGAAGTCAGTTTTAGCCCAGTCAACTGTCTTGAACCCTTTGCCCCCAGAGAAGTCCCTTATCAGCTTCTGATTAAACTCCAGCTCGTCACGTAGTCTAATAACAAAGTCTTTAGCCTTGTCCTCACTCTCAGACACAATAACAATAAACTTACGCTCCATGAACACGATGCGGTATATCGCCAACAGGAACGATATTAATGTCGACTTAGAGTGTCCTCGTGGTACAGCGATCGCTTTAAACTTATACGCTGAACACATCAACGCAAGCATATCACTATGAAGCTCTGGGTGTAGTGATGGAAAGTGATCTTTAAAGTAACTCTGCCCAAACAACATCAACGCCTCAGCCTGCGCCCTGTTGTTCGCCCCGTTCATCGCATTAGCACCACGCGCATTAGCCCACTTGCGATACTTGAATATGTCTTCGGTTGGTCGAGCTGTCCAGTCACTCATCAGCGACAACCTCACCCTCTACGTCAATGATGTTACCGTTCGCTGCACCATGTAGCTCACGCTTCTTCTGATCCAGCATCTTCTTAAACTCATCAGAGCCGACCTTAACCTCAACGTTAACCTTGATGTCTTCTTTAGGTGCGTCTGGTACGTTGGTTAGAAATATCTTAGAGGCGTTAAGGCGATCAACCGTCTTCTCGTTCTTGTCCATCGCAGTGTTGTACAGGTTCTCGTAGATGTCTTGCTTTTTAGTGATGAACTTTGTCCACCAGTCTTTGTTAGCAATGGTGAAACACTCTTGTACGAAACTACCTCTCTCTATGCGATGCACCATACGAGCAACTTCTCGTGGATAAGCTGAGGCTGGATACTTAACTTTAAGAGCCGCAACCTTCTCAGGGAACACTTCTTCAAACGCTTTGCGCCGAGATAACCCAGTGAACACCAGCTCTGTGTAGAGTCTACCTTGTTCTCTGCGTGGATCGCCGTTAGATTTCGGAAGGTTTTTTAAGTCTTTTTTAGTTAATGCCATAATTTCTACCCTGTTAATTTAGTGTTGGGATTGAAAAGGGAAAGAGGGAAACAACCCCAACGCGAAACAGTATATCAGATGTGGGGGCAAGGGTGGTTTTATACCCACAAACTTTACCGTTTAGCTATGATTGCGTTTTTCAACCTTAATGTTCTTTAAGCCTTACATTAGGTTATTTCAACCTTAAAGAACTTTAAGCCTTGGATTAAGTTATTTTTTGTCAAATTTGTTGTGGTGTCACTGTTACTATTACTACTTCCAACTTTTAGGGTAGGGGGGTATAAGATGCCATTGTAAAAGTTTAATATAATGCCAGCATATAGCAGGCCAGCATTACACGCGCAACGGTGCAAGGTGTTTAATAATCTATACACTATATCTATAAATTATATTTTTAATGGCCAGGATAATATTTACCTTGTCAGTTGATACAGCATACAACCGTTTTTAGTTATAAGTAAATAATTAGTTATTTAACATAATATAAATTATGTGAACCTATCCACCAAATTTAACATAATATAATATTAATGATCTCCCCTTTGCTGGTGCACCAGGTGCAAGCATTGACACCCCCCAACCTTTCAAGCCTATAAACAACCCTTTCAACCCTATAAACAACCCTTTCAACCCTATAAATAAATAACCCTTTCAACCCTATAAATAAATAAATAAATAAATAAATAAATAAATAAATAAATAAATAAATAATATGGAGCAAAAATTATTTTTGATCCTTTAACCCGCCAAACCCGCCAGGCCATGCCATTTTATAAATAATAAATAATAATATATATGGTGCAAAATTATTTTCACTCTTTTACTTGACTTAAAGAAACTTAATGTTATAATGACCCTGACTTAAACAAAAAAGGAGCTAGAAAAATGAATACAATAAAAACAAAATACTTAAAACCAACTGATTTTGCTGGATCTAGAATATCAGTGTTAGTAAATGGATCATTAAAAATTATCCCTTATCAGTATCAATATAATACAAAAGAAAATCACGTTAGGGCAGCAATGAAGGCGGCGCAGCTGCTAGGCAAAAACCCTGGTTTTGAATACGATATACACAAGGCATTTAAAAAGGATGATTTTGTAAAGTCTAGCCAGGTTGGCTATTCAATAGAATTTTAGATAGATAATTTAAAACCAGGATAATTGGCGCCTGGTTTTATGTGATCGATCTGGATCAAGTGAGAAAAACTTTAAAACTAAAAGGATAAAATAAAATGAATAAATTATTTAATAATCTACCGAAAGACGAACTAAACGAAGAAGAAGCAATTTACACGGTTGGCGACTCTTTATTGTATCAATTCTACTGTGGTAATTGGTCGGCTTCAGTTAAAGAAATGACGGACAACAATTACACCACAACTGATTTAATCAAGTATATCAATTCACTAGACGATTGTATTGGCGGTTGGTTGGATTGGTTCGACCGTGAATTTTTCGCTGAATTAGGTGCTTCAACTGTTAAATTAAACTAAAGGGGATATTATGAGAAAAATAACTAAAGAAAGTGCAACAGCTTTACTTAATAGAGAATATTACAAAAACAGCAACACGCAAGTGACTGGCGGTCATTTAACTTTACACGGTTATGAGATTGTTGAATTAGCTAATAATGCTTTATATCTTGATAATTGTGGCTGGTTAACGGTCACAACTAAAGAAAGGCTAAACGGTGTTTTATCTGTTTTTAATACAGGCTTGAAAATAGTGCAGCGCAATTTTGAGTGGTTCGTTATGGATATGAGTAGTAGAAAGTTAACGCCATTTTATAATCAAATGAAAATCAATCTTAATTAAAGGGGATATTATGACAAACAAAGAAAAACAAACGCAAGCGGACTATATTAATAATCAAATCGGCTGTTTAACCAATGGCGGTGCTTATGGTTATAAGGTGCAAATTAGAAGCGGCGCTAATGGTGATGCTACAACCTGGATAGATATAAACAAAAGCCAACTTGATAAAATCAAGGCAATTTTAAAAACACTATAAAGGGGATATATGGATATAAATAAAATTATCAATTATAAAGAAAATAATATTGATTCTAAAATGAGTTTTATTAATGGATCGATTGTTTTTACAAGGGATATAAACGAGCCTGCAATGCTTTACAGTATTAAATATCGATATAAAAGGCTTTTAATACAGGATAGGTTAAACGGTGCGAGCTGGTGCAATGAGTGTAAACAATACGAGCCAAACACAAGCCAGGCGGTCAAATTTAAAAATAAATATAGGGGATATTTTCAATGAATATTAAAGATTTAACATTAATTGAGCGGTTAACCGTTCGGATGGCTCAATTTATAATGTACGCGTTTATATTTACCCTTTTCGCGGTTGTTTTGTTTTTGTTAACTGATGGCGTGATCGATTATTTAACCCTAGGCCAATACAATATAAACACACTTTAATCAATAATTTATAAGCATGGTATAACCGTGTTTATATATGATCGATTAAGATCAAAGGCCAACAATGGCTAACTTTAAAACTAAAAGGATAAAATAAAATGGAAATTACAATTAAAAAAGGTTGGGGATCAAAAGCGCAGGTGTTTAAAGGTGAATTAAGCAATAGACAAGCGCCAAAAACAATATTAAAACAATCTGGTATAGAATACTTTTTAAGCGATAAAACCTATTATATCGATAGTGACAGCTTAAAAATTAGATATACGACTATGAGTAAAGGCAGTTATTCAATGTTTAGAAACTTATATGTGAAGGTTTTAGGCGTGTTTGTATTTGTCCGAAGGGTAGATACTGAATTAACACAGCTTGATCCAGATAATGTAAACAGTGTTAAATCAACTATTGAAAAAATTATCGATCAAATGGTAGCGCCTGGTTTTAAAGCCAAACAAAAAGATTATTTTAACAATACATTTCAAACAAACTAAAAGGGGTAATGAAATGCAAGTAAATAACTTTAATAAATAACCTTTAATAATAAAACTATATAACCAGGTGCAAGCCTGGTATTTTTTGGAGATAAATAAAATGAATAATAGAAAATTAATACAAGACCCTTGGATCAAAACCCAGCAGGCGTATTTATTACGAGAAAAACTAGTTAACGAGCAAGGTTATAGGATGGCTGAAATGCCAGGTGTAACGGTTGATGTGTTTGCTTATATAAACGCTGATATGGGTGCAACTATAACCAGGATGCAAAAACAAATAGCATTTAAAAATACAAGCCTTTCAACGCTTAAGCGGGCTGTTGGTTGGTTATTGGATAATCGACTAATTTACCATAAGGTGGGCAAAGATAAGCGCACCAGGTTATTAATAGCAGTGGAGGTGTAACAATGAGTAGAATTAAAAATGATCTTATGGATAAGGTTGAACGCGGGGAGTATAAATACAACCCAAACGCGAAAGAGTATCAACCAATTAAAAAAAAGTTTTATACCGTAGTGGTTGAAGGTATGGATATAGGTTTACGTTTTAAAAATAAAGAAGATGCAATGGAGCGTGTTAATTCTTTTGGAGTTGATGCACATTTAAGTTATGTTATGGAGATGAGAAAATGAATATTAAACATTTAAACGATAGTGAGGTGGTTAGTTTTATATCTGGTGGACTAGATTATAGCAACGATATTTTAAAAGATATAATCGATGATTTGGTTAATAGGTTGGAACAGTGCGAAAAAGATAATCAAGATGCGATTGATGATATATCAAACCATTTTGAAGAGTTTGAAAGCGCTTATGCGACCGTCTCACATGATATTGATAATGAGTTAACAAAAGAATATAGGCACGAGTTAAAACAGCTTAAAGAGATAATTATGGAAGGTGACGAGTGATGGAAATAATATTTTATGGCTTAATCGTCTTATGGGCAGGTGTTCTTCTATTTTGTTTTTATGGAGATTTTGGAGATGACTAAATATATAACGGGTGCATTGCCTTGTAAAAACAGCGTTAGAGATAGTTTTAAGGGTGTTATATCAAAGGGTAACTGGATGCGTATTTTATGGCAAGAGTTTGATAATGAAGTTGACGCAATAAAATGGGCTAAAACAGTTAAAAATAAAGAATACGAAAAATAAAGGGGGTTTACATGATTGACAGAACAGAACAAATATTTATATTAGATGACGGACAAAAAATAACAGCGTCACAACTAGCCAAAGAATTAAGGATGTCAAATCCAGGGGCAAGGGTTAGATTAAAACAATCAAGCGACCCAAGAGATGTTTTTAGAAGGATAGGTCAATCTATAAATAAAAATAAACCAAAACAAAAAGGAGGGGTTTTTGCACAATCAACAGTTGATAACAAACAAATAAACACCATGAGAACCACTAAGGAGATGAAAGAACGTATGTATTTTGATCCCCTTGGACACTGGGCGTTAATTAATAAATGTATTTAAGGAGAAAGAAATGAGTGAATTATTTAATAAAATAGCAAAAGATGTTGGAGAGGCACATGGCATTGAACCTAAAAAACAAATGAGATCGATTGAAATTGATCTCACGTATGACGATATTGAATCCGTTTTAAGTGATGTTGTTCATAAAAACGAAATTGTAGAATGGGTATTTCCAACAAACGATGGTGAAGATATTTTAATCAAATTCGTACAACATAAGGATGAAGAGGCCTAAAATAGGGGTTTTGTGGTCATGTAGTCAAACCAGACACCCCTTTTTGGATACATTGGGAATACATCTCAAATCTATATGGGGTATAGGTTTTATAGCTATGTAGTCTTGTACCCTTTACTTGTATATAGTAATTAATATATATATAAATAAAAATAAATAAAAAAAAATAATATATACAGGTAGTAATGTAAAATTAAGGGACACAGGGGTACAGGGCACTCAAACCCTTGCTACATAAGGGTTTAGTATGTATCCAAACCGTTTTTAAGCTGTACCACACCAAATTTACACAAAAAAGGAGAAAGAATGTTAGAAAACAGTTATAAACAATACCAAGAACTTGGCTTTATTTTACAAAAGGCAGCAAAGCATAAAAAACACGCTCACAGAAAAGGCAGTTACCAGGAGCGAGAGAACGAACCATACGAACACACTGCAACAGGTTACGTGGGAATTATTCCTAAAGGCATAATCATTGTTGACAACGATAAGTATCAAGATGAAGGAGCGTCTATGAGTAAATTTATCAAAGATAACAATTTACTAAACGCAGAACCTTTTGCCACAACACCTTCGGGCGGTGAACACTACGCCTTTTATAATCAATACCCTGATAAACTCGTTGGTAGCACTAAAGACTATCCAGCGTTAGACATTTACGCAGGTTATCAGTCAGTCATCCCAATTGTAGGTACAACAGTAGAGAACAAACAAGGAGAGTTGGCCAGTTACGCTTGGGCTGATGAGTTTGACGAGTTTATCGTTAACGCTTGGAATAATACTTTCTTAACAACGCTAAATATGCGAGATAGAGGTGAGAAACGAGATAACGACTATGACGAGATGGGTTTAACTCTGGCGACTAAAGAAGACAACATGCCAGAACAAGAGGTTATCAGTTTATTAAGCGCGTTACCGTCTGAACTCGAGTATGACGTTTGGTTACAGGTTGGTATGTGTTTATACGACAGATACGAAGGTGGTGAAGAGGGGCTTAACAAATTTTTAGAGTTTGGTGAGAAGTCAGATAAAAACAATGAGGACTTCACACGCAGTAAGTGGGATAACGGTCACTTGATCCCTAACCAGATGGACTACCGCACACTCAGATCAATTGTTGGTGAGGTAAAGAACATCGAGCTTGATACTCTTATTAAAAAGATTGATAGCTTGGAGGACATCCACGCTATCGCTGAAAAAATTGAAAGAGGTGAGATTCCTCTTAGAAAACGCGGGATGGATAGAAAAACAGTTGCTGAAGAGATCGGACAAAAACTTAACAAGAAAATTAAGGAGCATAACACTGCTAACCCTAAAGACACATGGAAAGTTACACAGGCATCAACGTTTAGAAACAATTTCCTAAAGGCAACAGTTGAAGAGGTGGACAACCCTTCTGGGTGTAGTGTGTTTTTATGCAATAACAAATACGTTGTTAAATGCGGTGACAGAATTGTGGAAGAGGTTGGAGCACAGGCGCTTGGCACAATGTTGAAGTCGTTTAAATACAGCAAGGAAGAGATAGACGCTCTTAAAAACAATCTGGTTGCAATTTCTGATGTTAAAGTTTTGCCAGAATACACACTAGACAAGAACATTGAGTTTAGTGTTGAGGACATAGACGCTACCAAACTACCTTATCTGATGGTGCGTAAAAATCCTCTTATCGATGTTAAAGGTTACATCCATGACGAAGAGATTATTAACGACTTTGCTTATGAGATTTGGAACGGTAAGTTAGATGACATCATTGAACTTATTGCTTTAACGGTGAAACTAAAAGAACAGAAGCTGAACAGGTTGATGTTGGTTGCACCGTCCAACAGTGGTAAGTCAGAGATTTTCACAATGCTGGGCTTCCAGAAAATAACGATGAACCGTCTTCTTAATGGTATGAGAGGTAACAAGGGTGTAGGTGGTGGTGTTATTAGCGGGATTAAGAACAGCGCGTTACTACTTGTCGATGAGGCTAACACCCCTCTGGAGGCAGAGATCAAGGACTTAGACAAAGAGATACACATTGATCAGTTTGGTAGTGGTGGCACGCAGATACTGCCCCTTCACTTCACAGCGTTAACCTCTACACACAAGACGGCCACTAGAAATAACTCCGATGAGTTATACAACCGTTTTTTACAAGTGGAATTACGCAAAGATGAGATGAAACACACCATCATGGGATCAGAAGTCTTCTTGAGAGACAGTGATAGATACACTCAGGTTACGAAATCTTACATCCTAGGGCGTTTTATGGAAATCATACACTCTGATAAGGGTAAGGATGAATTAAGGGCTTTACAGGCTAAATACAGACTCCCAACTAACAACGACCTTGATGTGTTGTTATACGACATCGCAGAACTGTTTATCAAACAAACGAAAGCGTCTGCAAGAGATGACGGAGACGTGATACTTAAAGGCGATAAATATTATTACAAAAAGAAACACGATGTTAAAGAGTTTTTCACAGACCACTTGCAGGAAGTCCCAGCTATTGATATTGGTAAGTATGAAGAGATACTAACAGATCACTTTATCGGTAACAAGAGAACGAGTGTGAGGATTAACGGAACGCCTAAAAAAGTCTACAACGTCACGCTATTACCGTATAGCACAGATGAGGATGAACTTATTATTTCACATTTTGATGAACTTTAAGTTTATTTAAGGTATAATAGAAATTCAACAACAACAATAAAAGGATAAAACGATGAAAATAACAATTGAAATTAACAACAACGAAGATGTAACTGAAGCGATCCAAACACTTCAGAAGCTACTTGTAAAAAAGGAAGTAGTTAAAACAGAACCTGAAAAGCAAACACCTAAAAAGACTACCAAAAAGGTAGTGAAAAAGGAAGAACCTAAATCTGAAATAAGATCAGCTTTAGAGCCTAGTGCAGTGTTTGAGTTAGCTAAAGAGTTGGCTAAGAAACACGGTTCAGCTAGGGTGAAAGAGGTGATTAAGAAGTACGGTGAGAAGATGGCCGACATCAAAACAGAAGACTTAGTTGCCTTCAATAAAGACTTGTCGAGCTTATCATGAAGCACGCTAGATTAAGTCCATCTTCAAGTAGTAGATGGTTAACCTGTACTGCCTCAGTCAAAGCTTCTGAGGGTTATGAGAACAAATCAAATCCCGCGGCGAGATGGGGTACGGAAGTACACTATATCGGTGAACAGTTACTGAAGGGTGAGAACATTGAGGTTGGACAAACACTAATAGAAGATGGTGTTGGTTTTACAGTTGATAAGGAGAGATTAGATGTTGCAGAAGATTACACAGACTACTGTCGTAGTTTGTACACTAAAACAAGTGAAGTGTTGGTGGAGGAGACTTTTAACCTTTCTAGCATTTCACAAAACCAGTTTGGTACTTCCGATTGCACTATTGTTGACGGCAGTTCTTTGCACGTTGTTGACCTAAAAACAGGTCGCAATATTGTACACGCTGAAGACAACACTCAGATGATGTTGTACGCTGTTGGTGCAGTTGATTATCTTGAGTTTCACGACATTGAAGAGATCACCCTACACATTGTACAAACAAGAGCAGGTCACATCTCTGCTTGGACTTTAAGTAGAAAGATGCTTGAAGAGTTTAGAACACACGCACAAGAGATAGCTAAGAAAATTTTAGCGGATAATGTAGAGTTCAACCCTAATGATAAGGCTTGTAAGTGGTGTCCTCACCAAGTGGATTGTACGGCACTTGCTACCCATGTTGAGACAGTTGTTAAAGGTGCGTTTGATGGGATTGAAGATATCGATGGTCAAGCAGACAAGATATCGATCGATCACATCAAGAAAATCCTGGACAACGAAGCCTTAATCACAGGGTTTATCAAGGCAGTCAATGCAGTGGCGCTTGAGAGAATGGAGCACGGTGAGTCGATCAAGGGCTACAAGTTAGTTAAGTCTCGTAAGAACAAGGCTTGGAGAAACAAGTCAGAAGCTGAAGAGATGTTAGCTAAAGAGTTTGGTGAAGATGGGTTTAAGAAGTCTATCATTACACCAACTCAAGCGTTGAAGCTTGGTAAACAACTAATGGTTGACATTGGCGACTCGTGGCACGTACCTGAAGGAGATGTGGTGTTAGCACCAAACTCAGACAAGCGAGAGCCCATCACCAGTGTTAGTGATAGTTTTGAAGGGATGTAAGGAGAAATATATGATGCAACATAAACACGCAAAGGTTATTCACGCATTCGCTGAAGGCTACACAATTCAGAAGCTAGAGAAGTTATGCTGTGACAAGTCTCACCAAACTTGGTGCGATATAGATGTAGCACCTATGTGGCATGAGGACGAAGAGTATAGGATTAAACCCGTATCAGAGAGTATCCATGAAACATAGTGAAGAGTTGTGTAAGAAGAAACTTGAGTGCATCGTTGGCTTCTTAGATGAAATACAAGACCAATTGGAATACCCTAAGACGGACAGAGAGCAATGGGTTAGAGCTAAGCTAGAGTTAGCATTACAAGATTTGGAATATTTAAGTGGGGAGTTTGAAGATGAA